GAAGTCCACGCCCTTGTACTCATCGACGGTGAGGGTGACCTTACCCTCCACGACGTCTTGGACGGACGCTACGCGGCCATCGCGGACGGTGAAGTCGGTCGGACGCTTGATCGAGATGGTTTCGCCGTGGGTGTACCCGTTGGTCTTGGACGAGAACTCCTCGGCGTAGCCGCGGTGGAAAAGCTTTCCAGCCACGCATTCGTTGTCGAGGATCATCACCGCTTCTTTTGCGATGATGTCCGCGGTAAGTGTCGTATTGCTCATGGCAATAATCCTCGGCGCGTCTCACGACGGGCCTCCAGCGCGCATCACTGCGGGCCGTTCGGGATTAGCGTTTGCCGTAACCCTGCTTCTTGCGGGCCGCCACGTAACTCTCCATGTCCGTCGCCGTCTCGGGAGTGAGCGTAGTGCGCGCCCCCGTACCTGATATTTTGGTAATCGGCTTCGGCTGGATTGCTGGTTTTGCGGCGGCTTTCGCCTGCGTGGTTTGGGCGTTGACGTGCTCGTTCCAGAGGTGCGCCTCGTGCAATAACTTCGACAACACTGGGTGGGTGGCGATTTCCCGGAGGTGAACCGGATCGACACCGCGGACCTGTGCGAAGGTTGCTACTTTGGGGGCCACCTCTAGCCAGCCCGGAATTTCGGTAGTGAGCCGTGCATTGGTTTCCGCGTAACGCTTGGCAAATTCTTGCTGCGTTGTTTGCGACCGTTGCTGCTCGTTGTACTGGATTTGCGCCGCCAGTCCGTCCCGGCGTTCCTTCAGGAGCGTGCGCTGTTGGAACAGCTCAGTGGCCTTGAAAGGATCGTCCTGCTGTAGCTTGTTCCAGTCGATCTGATCGAACTGGCCAAGCTGCTCGTTAAGGGCTACGACTTGCGCGACCTCGCGGATGTGCGCAGAAGCCGCCTCGGTTTGCTGTTTGAATGCCGCTTGTTCGGCTTCAAAAGTCCGGCGCGCTTCTGCAACTTCCGTGGTCTTGCGGGTGTAGTCCTGTTGCCGAAGGAGGGCGTCCTTCAATTTCTTGGGTAAGCGATACTTTTCGCCCTCGTAATCGACCTCTTCGGAGTCATCCTCCGGTGGAGCCGGTTCCTCTACAGCCTGTTCGTCCGAGGTCTGCGTTTCGAGGTTGACCGTCTCGTCTTGTGCTTCCGGTGCCTCGACTTCCGGCGCCTGTGCAGGCGTGACGGATTGGTCGGGCGCGGTTGCGCCTTCCAAACTCATGTTCAGTCCTTTTGGGTTGTTGAACTATCTCTTGCCCTTGTCGGGCAATCTCAGCGTTGCGCGCCTGCGCTCGATGTCCTCGATGCGCCGCACGATCTCGGCCAGTGCCGCCGTGATGGCGTCCAAGCGAGATTCAACAGAGTTGCTGGCTGGCGGCTCGGTGCCAAGGCGCTCGTAAACCGTCATGCTGCGAGAAGAAGGATCATTGCCTCTTCTTCCTCCTCTACCTCGTCTTGTAGACGGCGGGCCTCGATCAGCGCAGAACTTGCCGCCCTGATGGCTTCCGCCGATGTCTTTGCATTAGCGATGGCCTCAAGACGCATCGCCAGGATTGCAAAGTTTAATCCGTCCTCGCCAAGAAGCCCCCGAGAGGCATCCGTGGCCTTGCCGATCGCCTTGATGACGCGGGCGCTCTTTGCCGCGTCCGCCTTCTCCTCGGCCTCCCTGATGGCCGCAAGGAGCTCGTCCTCTTCCTCTTGCAGGCGCCGATTGCGCCGCGTGAGGGGCCAGAACACCTCGGCCGGTCGCGCGGTCTCGACTGCGACAGGCGCGTAATCAAGCGTAACGTCGTCACCAGTGAACAGGAACTCGCCGGACCCGGCCTCAAGAACGTAGGTCCGGTCTAGCGATATATCCGTGCCGGAAAATAAGAACTCTGCGGAATCGGCCGCCAAGATATACGTGCGGTCAACGGTGATGTCGTCGCCGGTGAAAACGAATGCACCGTTATCAACATCAATGGTATAGGCGCCGACCGTCGTAATCGTCAGGTCAACGTCGGTGCCGGTGAAAGCAAACGATCCGCTATCGGCGGCTAAGATATAGGTCCGATCGACGGTTATATCCGTCCCAGAAAACGCAAATGATCCGCTGTCCGCAGCGAGAATATAAGTCCGGTTGACGGTTATATCCGTGCCGGTGAATACAAAGCTATCCGTATCAGCGTTTAGGACGTAGCCCTTGGTCAGGGCCACATCCGTTCCAGTGAACGCAAACGAGCCGGAACCCGCTTCGAGAATATACGTCCGGTCGAAAGTTACGTCAGTGCCGGTAAAGGCAAAACTACCGGAATCTGCACCAAGGATATACGTTCGGTTTACAGTAATGTCGGAGCCAGTGAAGGCAAACGACGCAGACCCCGCTGTGACCTCGTACTCGTCCCAGGCGATGAACCCGCTCGGAATCGTGTAAGCAAATGCGCTGCCGCCGAAATTGGCAGTAACCTCGGAGGCGCCCGCAAGTAACGAAAGCACGCAGGCGGCAAACAGCTCGGAGTTGGGCGTAAACGAAATGGTATTCCCGGTTCCCGCCTCTGGGTCGCCAATCCACCCCGTAATGTTACGAACCCACGCCTTACCGGCATCGAAATCAACAGCAAGCCCACCCCACTCGTCGGAGGCGATTGCCGCGCCGGTCGCCGTTGAGCCACCGCCGACCCAGACATTGCCGTCAGTATAATAGCCCGCAGACCCGACAGCGCTTCCAAGAAAATTCGACAGGGTTGATGAGGCTAACGCAAGCCCCATTCCAACATAACCACTAATCCACTTTTGCTCGAAGTAATATTTGCCAACGGAGTGCGCCCTGGTAGCCCGCGCAACAATCCAAGTATCGGCAGAGGCGCCATCGTGAGTAGCAGTAAGATTATTATTCGATAATACAATATCGGCGTGCTTGTCGCTCGGGTTCCATTGGACATGGGTTCCGGCCGGCGGCGTAGCACTGCCGGCAAGCGTCGTGGCTTGTCGCGGTACAATTCTCGACTGCGACGGGACCGGATAAAATGGCCCGCTCATCACTTACCCGGCGGGGTATAGGGCGGCATGTTCAGGTTGGGTATCACGGAATTAGCAAAGTTGACCCAGGCCATGACGCCATCTTCGCCGTTCGTGCCGCCAGTACAGGTTCGGCTTGCCGTCGCCGCCGTTACGGTAATCGCGGTCGTGAACCGAAAGTCCCCCGCGTCTACGTCCAGACCCTCCGTAATGCCGGCCCACGTCTTGGCAACGGTATCGGTGGCCCCCACCGCAAGCGCGAGCATCCCGCCATCCGTGGAAACCGTTACGTTGCCCGAAGTCAGCGGCGAGGTCGTGTCCATGTCCGTTGACGTGTCGTTCCCCGAGGCAGGAGGGGCCGCCGCGCCTGTCAGGGCATAGAGCGCAATATGATTGGCCGCGGCGGAAATCGTGCCGGTCCAGGTAATCGAAACATCTGCATTCGACCCGGTGGGGAAGCTTTTTAAGTAAATCCACGCCCCCATATTTCCGAAGGTGGTACCGTCTGCCAGCTCTGCGGTTTGCCCACCAAGGCTAACCGCGCTCGGAACGATGGTAGCGACCTCTTTACCGATCAGAATAGCAATAAGACGATCAACCGACTCCGCCCCCAGGGTTGCGGATGTATAGACCGTTACGCTTGCGGCAGACCCGACGCCCGCCGGGTTAGAAGTCGGAGTGATTGTGACGGCCATCCATCATTCATCCCAATCGTAATAGTAGTCGAGGATTTGGCCGGTCACACCCGACACGCCGATGACGCCAATTCCGTTAGCGGTGCCAGCCGGGATGACGATCCCGCTATCGCCGAACGTCCAGATGATGCCCGAACCGATGGCGGCGCCGAGCGCACCCTGCCGAAGAATCTCCCCGACCGTTCCGTCGCCACTATGACCCGCAAATCCGGTGCAGACCGTAATGCTGTTACCGTTCCAATCAGCCTCGGTTAACCCGGCACCGACGTTGGTTGCTGCCGTAAATCTGGCGAGGGCCGCTGCGGTGGCCGTGGTGGTCGTGTTGAATATGCCAACCTCACGCAGCACAAAGCCATGATTGGCGATAGCGAACACTGACGCGATCGCGCGGGCAGTCGTGCCAACGACCGTTGACCGGCCTGCTACGGAATGTCTTGCCATTTAGTCCGCTTCCCAATGGGGCCTATCTATCTTGCCGACACAGAAATTGATGTGCTTCCTGCCGCATCCAGTGCAGTAGAAGATGTAGATGTCCGGCGCCTTCTCGTCGGGATGCGACCTGCGCGCCTCGATCTCGTGGTTCTCAGGGTGCCGGCAGCAAGAATTGGCCTTCTGGTTATGCTCCATCGCTTTTTCGTAAAACGCTGGAGGGATATGCCCCTTGGGCAAGTCCGACATCTTGACACGAGGGCACGCCGGGACCTGCGTTACGGGGAGAACCGTTCCCTTGGGGAACATACCGTGGCGCGTCGCGAACGGTCCCAACCTCTTGAACCGCTCTTCCGGCGTAAACCCGTTGCTTTTGAATGTGCTGATGCGCATTAGACTAGAGTTGCCACCGATGCGCCGAAGTTAACCGTGAAGGTTTCCCCGGTATGCAAGTCCCACGGCGTGCCGTAGTCATACGTCCCCACGAGCTTGTCGCCCGTGCTCGTATCGTTGTAGAGGCTGATGTACCGCGCGGTGTCCGTCCAGTCGTCAGCTCCTGCCGTCCAGACAACATCAACGCCGGTCATCGTGGCCGTGCCACCCGATTCCGTCATGCCGTTCTGGATGTCATTACTGCCGGGGTAATCTGTGCCGCTGATCTGCGTCAGGTCTGCAAGTTCATCATCTGTTGCGAGCGTGGGCGCGTCCGTGTGAGCGACCACCCTGACAACGTGTCCGGCCGCGGTGAAGTTGTGGACTGCGGTCCACATCTGCTCCACGGTGTCCTGGTATTTTGAGAATGAAACCATCGTTAGTCCTCTAGCATTTCAAAGACGCGGCCCGATGGGCCTTTGATTTTCCTCGGCCGCTTACTCATCGCAGCCATGAATTGCCCCATGTGGTCGCTGCTCTGGGCCATGTGCGCGTGCATGGTTTCTCCAAGCCGCTCAACCACCTCCGCGATCGGGCCGGATACATCGGCGGCCGAGTGCTTGAGTTGGATTTCCGGTGGCGCCGAGGCCGTCATGCGCTCAGTCTCGGCCCGAGCAGAATCAATCTCGGTCTCGCGCGCCTTCAGTTGCAGTTCCTTTTCCTTCAGCTCCAACTCGCGGGTCTTGATCTGCAACTCCATCGCCTTGATCTGCAGCTCGGCCTCAAGCTCCTGCTGCTTGGCTTGCATCTCCTGCTGTTTCAGGGCCATCTCGGCCTGCTTCCCGGCCTGATCCATCTTGAGCTCTTGGTTTTCCTGCCCGAGCTCCTGGATCATCTGCTGACCCTCTTGGATTTGCTGCTGCACCTCGGGCGGAAGCTGGTTCTGCAATGCCGGATTGATCTTCTTCAGCCGCTCCGCAATCTCGTCGGCACCAGGCCAGTCGAGGTTGTTGGCCAACAGATCACCAATGACGGGCGCGGCCTGCGGGAAGGCGCGGATGAACTCCGTCATCTGCATCGCGGCCTCTTCGCGCCGCGTCGTGAACGATGGCCCGGTCGTAACCGTCACGTCATACTTGCCGAGCGTAAGGTTGTAGATGCGCGAGACGGGAACGTCGGGCTCCTGCTGCTGCTGTGCATCCTGCGCCTGCGGCGTCGGAGCCTGCTGCGGCTGCGCATTCGGACTAACCTGGACGGCCTCTTGTGACCCATCCTCGCCAATCACCCGGATCATGCGTTCCTGAGTGTAGACATGCGGGATAAGCCCGAGGATGACGCGGCCGGCGTGCCTGATGGCGCGGGCCATGTTATCCTGGAAGTGGAAAGTGCTTACATCCCCTTCCCGCTGACGGGCCATGATCGCGCGACCGCTCGTCTCATTCGAGCGAGCGCCAAGGCTCGCATCGTAAAGGCCCATGATGGCCTTCATATCGTCGCTGGCGTTCAATGCCTCTTGGAGTGCGCCGGCAGGGACGCCCACGAAGGGCTGCCGCTGTGGCCCCTGCGTCATGCCGTTCTTAACGTCAAACTCGATGTATGGGTGGCTCTGCGTGTTTGCGGTGGCCCATTTTGCAGCATCGGTATCAAACGCGCCGACCGGCCCGATGAACGGGGTCTTTGGAGCAAGCGCCACCAACTCCGTGGTCGTGGTCCTCCAATAATTAAACATCTTTTGCGCATCTTTGGCGTCACGGATCAACGACCGGAAATGCCGCTTGCCCTCGACATCAACCTCGTCCCCATAGACCGGAATGATCGGGATGTACTGGCCCGGAAATTCCTCCTCCTCAAGGATTTCAACGCCGCTCAGGAGGCAGCGATAGACGCGATAGCACTTCGCCACGCGCTCCTGCATGACCTGGATGCCAGTCACATCGAGGATCGGCTGCAATGCCTGCATCTGCTTCTCAGACTGGATCGTACCGTCCGAGAGCTGGTAAATCTTCTTGTCGTATTCCTCGCGCTTCCACCAGCCGGCGACCATCACCGAATCCTCGGTCGCCCACGGGTCGGTCAGCGTCTTGAATGCCTCCGCGTCCCAGTCGCTTTCCTTGGCATTGGGAAACCGTTTCTTGTACTCCACCTTCGGGATCATCTCGACTTCAAATGCCGAGTTCCAGTCAGAGGAATCCGCGGCCGTCGAGGCCGGATCGCGGTAGATGCTGAATGGATTGCTCACTCGCTCGATGCGGATGTCGAGGTCGAATGTGTCCTCGTGGGCGTATTCCAGCCCCATCTTGAAATAGCCAACGCCGGTGCCGACCGCACATTCCGTTGCGGTGTCATAGGCCACATCGGCGTTGGACGTGTACTCGATATTCCTGATTAGCCCGTTCAGAACGTCGGCCGTCTCCTTGTCGGCGCCATCGTCTACGGGGTGGACCTTGATCGATGGCTTGTTCTGCCTCGCGTCGTTGACCACCTGCCGGATAAATGCCGGCATTTTGTTGATGGTCAGGCACGGGCGGCCCTCAACTGTTCGCTGTCGTCTGACATCCTCGGGCCACTGCTCGCCCAGGCGCGCGAACTTCAGGTCGTCAAGGGCATCGGTGCGATCTTCGTGCTCTGCGTCCTGTGCGTCCTGAAAGGCGTCTTTGGCCTCCTTGAGCTTGTCGTCAGCCATATCGGTGCCGACCCATCCATGATAGGATTATTGCAGGAATAACCAGCAAGCACTTGAGGTAAAACCGCATCACGGCACCGGCCTTGAGCGCGCGAGGTACAGAAGCCTCGTCAAACCGCAGAAGGTTGCATTGAATGTGACGTGACGGCGCGTGATCGCGCCAACATCTCTGAACGTCCCTCGCAAGAAACCTAACCTCGTCAGCCATCGCGGTCATCGCGGTTGGCCATTTGCTCGTCCAGCAACGTGCGCCACTTCGCATAGCCGGCGTCATACATCTCGGGGTACAGCTCACCAATGGTGGACACTACATACCGCGCGGTAATATCATCTGGCCCGCGCATCACGTCATCCTTATCAATCGCGATCGTGATGACATGTTGGGTGCCGTCATCTTTTGAGCGAGTGAGCGTCAGCGTTTCAGCCATCAGAGCGGCCCTCCATCAGCAAAAACATCGTCTCCCGCGCCCCACGAGCCCACATCAAGTGGGTCGCGCTTTGCCAGTGCTTCAATCAGTATGGACAGGTTCCACAAGTAGGTGCCGATGGCGGTGCCCTCGTGCGGATAGTCGCGCAGTTCCGCGCCAACCATGCTGGCAACATCCGCCAACCGCTTGCGCAGCGCAGCATCCGTCATTTCAGCCATCATGCGTTTCCCGCCGGTACGGCATAGTTGAGCCAGCACGCCAGCACGACGCGCTCGGAATCGTCACGCTCGAACCCCTGTGCATGTTTGCCGGCTTCATCGGTTTCCGCGTCCACGGCATCCCAGAACGCCGAGGAGGCCCACTGGTTGCCGAGCCATGTGATGCTGATCATCCCATCCAGCCTCCGGCTCCGTAATTCACAGCCTTGCGCTCGCGCCCCGGCCTCGGCGCCTCATACGCAACAGCCATCAATCCAAAAGCGTCCGCCGCATGAGACGACCAGTCATGGTCCGGCCCAAGCCCGACGTTGCGCGCCTCGTCCTTGCGCTCGTGGTAGTAGCCGAGCGCGTCGCGCCCCGCTTCCGTGGTCGTTTCGTTGAACCAGATTTTCGGGAAGATGCGCCGCACCGCCTCAATGCGCATGGAAGCAGCGCCACGTCCTTGGTTAGCAATGACTTCCACATCAAATCCCGCGTCACGCACATGGTCCTCATATCGTCGGCCGGTGATGGTGTTTGCGGCAACGCCGTCATGAGGTAGGACACACAGGGCATTCTTGTAGCCTCGCGATCTCAGCTCATTGACGTAATGCGCCAATACCTGGCCCACGCCCTCGATGTAATCCAAGACCAAAATGCGATCGCCCACCCACTGAACAATCCATATCGCCATCGCGTCGGCTTTGGCGCCTGAGCCGCCGATGTCCCAGAATGCCCTGATTGGTAGGATGGGGTCCGCCGCGACGTGGCCGATCCTGCCCTGCGCCTTGGCTGCATTGAGCCCCGTGGCAAAGTACGCGCCCTCAAAAGCTTTCGCATACTCGCCCTCCCAGATGTGCCCACATCTCTCGGGATAGTTCTTGAGGTCGATGTCGCGCTCCTCACGCAACACGGTTGGGAACCATGGATTATCGCGCCAGTTCGCTTGAACAACGATTGCGCTAGGCGGCTTCTTGCCACGCAGAAACTCGTCCACCGCGTCCGACTTGCGACGCGGATTCCACGAGGCCCATATCTCGGAGCCCTCCACACGGATCGTGGGGCGCAACAGTGTCAAGCTGCGTTCGGATAGGGTCTGCGCCTCCTCGATCCATGCGCGGTTGAATCCCTCTAGTGATTTGATTGTCTCAGCGGTGTGGTCCTGCATCCCCTGAAACAGGATGACGCCATTACCGCGTGATGTGATGTGGTCGTTGCGGATGTCGAAGAACGAGCCGAGCCCAAGAGCCTCGATCTTGTCCTCGATCAATCGCTTTGCGCTATCCTTCAGGCTCTTTTGAACCTCGCGGATACAGACCGAACGCAGGCCGGGATTGTTGTAATGGTCCTCAACCAGCATCTCCGCGAAGAAATGCGACTTGCCGGAACCGCGGCCGCCGAATGCGCCCTTATACCTCGCCGGGTTCAACAGGGGCCGGAAGACCGGCGCTGTCGGGATGTCCTGTTCCTTCAATGATTCGCCTTGTCAGTACGACCAGGGGATTGTTTGCGTCCCCTGAGTGCTGGACGTTCGATAGATCGGGCAATGTCTTTTTCAATAGGATTTCAATCGCCTTGACCTGCGTTGATTCCATGATTGGAACCTCGCTAAGTGCGTGATCTGTCAGGCGTTTTATAAGCTGAGTGGCTTGGATCTTGGCACGGGTTTCATCATCGTGCCTGATCTTGTTAATTCGTGCCGCCATTGTCGCCCATCACCCAGGCCGGCAATGTCCACCAGAACCAGAATGCCAGCATTTCCATCAGGCGTCCGCCATTTCGTTGGGTTGGAGTGCGTCATCCATGATGTGTTTCACCCGCTCAATGCGCCTTATGGCTGCATCGAACAGGGCGAGAACCTCGGCATGGCTGCCGTTGTCGTTGATCTCTACGACCTTGTAGACGGCCCCGTCGGGTGCCGGGATGCCAGCCAGGGCCGCGATGGCCTCATGATATGATTCGTGCGATGTATCGACGGAGTACAGTGCGCCGCTGGCACACCACGATACAGCGTCATAATTGCACGGGTTGGTGTATTTCCCATCATGATTGCGAGCAGATGTGCCCTGCGTCCAGTGATCAGGATCAGCGATCTTGGCTCTGGCGGCCTTCAGGATGTCCAGCATGTTTGTTGCCCACTTTGCCCAAACAACGCAATTATATTACCTGCGCAGCTATTGCACATGCGCGGTTACTGCGCTACTGTCGCAAATAAAGCAGCCGTCAGCGCCCGCACCCAAAAGGGCTTGCGCGACATGATCATGACCTACTGCCAGAAGCGCGGCCAATGACCCCCGCAGCCTTCCGATCCCTCCGCATTGCCGCTGGCCTGCATACACAGCAGGCGGCGGCTAAGTTCCTGCACCGATCCCGCCGCACCATCGTCGGATGGGAAAACGGGAAGCAGATCGACCAGCTCGTGATCGACTATCTGAAACACATCGTTGAACATAATGGAGAACGGAAATGAAAACGCGCGACCTCATCTGTGAATTTGGCAACTGCCAAAGCTACGACACCCCCATCACCGTTTCAGACAGGGAAGCTAACGAACGTGTACGATTCTGTTGCCGCGAGCACGCAGCGCGATACCTATTACGCTGCTGTAGCCTCGCCACCCTAGACCGCGTGCAAGAGGATTTTGGAATAACCACCTAGATCAGCCTCGCCATAAACCCAAAGTTTGCCGCCGAATAGGCCGCGAATATCCACGCATCAGACCAGTTGCCCTTGCTGGCCTCATTCGCCGCGATGCCCGCGTATATCGCTGTGATGCAAATCAGAAGCCAGAGGCTCATCAGGCTGGCTCCTCAACCCCTCGCAGCAATTTGCAATCCCGTATGCGTTACATTCCG